AACATATCATCCATAAGTATTTGTTTGATAGACATAACGAGGTCTTGTTGTGACATTTGCGATAGCTGAGGATCTCCACTCCGGGGCAATGGCTTAAGACTTTCTCCTTGGTTTCCTCCATTTCGAGCCACCGGGATGATCGCTCCGGGGACTAATCGCACCGCATTTGGGTTGAGAACACCGTCATCCATCGCTGTATATACACCGGCTATAGAAAGAGATGCATTCTTCAGATGGTACTCTTTAAGCTTGTTCAAGGTCTTGATATCATGCAGAGCCGTAAGGACAGGGCCTCTGCCATACTTTTCGCCACTTGCTTTCATGTATCGGGATACAACCCAAGGGAATGAGTTCAAGCGTCTATAGACAATTTCATCTTCACCTTCCTTGGTGATAACATGATAGTGAAAAATGCCTTCATCCTTGTCATAGCAGGTAATCTCATATAGCTCTATCTTCTCATCTGGTCTGCCATCATATTTTTGTTTGAGCTGATCTGGGATGTCAGCATCTGGGAACTCCTGATCAACAGCAACAAAAGGAATGCGATGCAGACGATATACCTTATCAACTGTACCAAATGGCCCTTCATCATAAGCAATAAGAAAAGAGGGAACGGCTGTATAGCGAATGGGTTGCAACTCGTCACCGGGTTGGATGATCATTACAGCCGTTCCGATAGCTAACTCAAGGAGAAACTCACCCATCGCCATATCGAAATTGGATTGCCGCATAACATCAAACATCGTATCGGCATACTGATCTAGTACCCTCTGTATCTCAACGTGTCTTTCTTTGGGGATTTCATCTCCCGGAACTAAGCGACACCAATGCCGTTGTGTAGGGAAGACCCCAGACTGAAGACGGTTGGCAAATCTCTGGGTAGCGTGGATAGCCGTGCTATCGTAGACCCGGTTCATCTTATCGTTTTTGGGTGAGGTAGTCTCGTAGTTGCCATCATAGAGGTTTCTGTTTGGCAGGACATAGCGATAGGCATCTTCATAGATTGACCGCCATTCATCCTTGTGGGCCATAGCTTTCTTGAAGCGACCCTTGAGTGTGGTTACATCAAGTCTCATCCGTAGCTTCGATTGACCTTAATCTTTCCCCCCGTCTGTTTCGCCATCTTTTTCGCTTCCGCTACTCCCTTCTTCGTGTACTTGAACTTCTTCTTCTTTGTTCCGTCCTTCGTCTTGTAACTCACCATAGGCATCGCTCATCTCCTTCTTTCTTGGGTTGCGTAAATACTTTTTCATTATCGTGGGTTTCTATCCGGCCCTAGCGTTCTTTGAACTTGAATAGGATTTCCTTGGGTTTGATCTTGCCTATCACCCAACAGCTGGCTCATCCCCCCGGTTTTCATCTTTCGCATTCGCTGATTTATCTTTCGACGCTCTTGAATTTCCTGTCGTTGCACTTTTTCTTCCTGTGCTTGTGTTCGTTCCTCTGTTTTCTGACGTTGCTTTTTTTCTTCTTCACTCGGGCCACCGCCACCGCCAAATAAAAATCCCATTAGAAATACCTCGCATATAAAAAAAAGTCTTCTTGGTTGGGGCCAAAGTTTTTCATCAGCCCTTCTTTTTTAAATACCATCATTTCAATCCATCTTACAGCCCGTAAGTTTGCCGAAAATACATAACATTGGTATCGTTTTGCTCTTAAAACCTTGGCGGTATACTCAAAAAAACGTATTGAGGTGCGGTGCATTTTTATTTTGTGGGTGTCAAGATCTGTTGCAGGTATGAGCCAACATTCGTAGCATCCTTTCCAGTAGGGAACTAACCCAAACATAGCAAATACTTGATCATCAACAACTGCGGAGAAGGACATTCCTTTGGGAAGTCGGCTTACCAACTGCTCTTTATTGGCTTGGACAAAGGTACTATCGGCAGATCTATAGCTTATCGTGTCAATATGATGCGGCTCAAAGTCTACAATCTTTGCGTGAACTCCATCAAGTTTGGCTACTTCTGTGATTTCATCAGGCAAAAACATCAAAATCGCCCCAAGCATTTGCCGTTTTATAGAAGTGAGGGGATTTGCCCCTGACCATGTTGCGATGCTCACCGCCCCCAAGAAGAAGATACCCCAGACTATCGGCAACGTGGGAGTTGTGGTCTTTGTTTGGAACATCCTTGAACCGTTCATGCCCCGATCCCATAGCAACCCGTTTGAAATGATAGCCCCCAGCCAGAGCTTTTCTAAGACGAACACACTCACGATGCACCATAAAGCCTGGTTTGCCGTCTATCAGTCGTGTCATTGGGATAGCCCCTGCTTCTCTTCGGGTCTTAAATTCGTTGGTAGCCGTTGGTCGAGCGACTAATCCATGTGTTTTGAGGTGATCAAAGGCTGTTTGCTCATAGATCATATCCCTTGCTGATCCTGCAGGGTCACCCCATATCATGCATTCAAACTTTGGAAACCATGTTTCTAGCTCTGATTTTAGTAGATGGGCAAAGCGTTCTAGCCCCATATCAAAGGTTACTATCTCGCGGAGAATATGCCATCGACCGTTTTGCATCTTCTGACCAAACACCGCAGAGGGTGTAAGTCCAAAGTCAAGACCCACTTGCACTGGAATACCTTCTTTGATCACAAGATCATCAGACATTGAGTGGTCATCATATTCGGGCCAGACGGGTCTTCCTTCTTGAACATAGGAATATTTCCCTTCAGCGTAGCATCGTATCCAATCCAAGGTCTTACCGGGGATCAACTGCTCATAGTATCCATCGGGCAGATTAGTGAGGTTTTCTGCTTTGGGATTGGTTTGCCACCATCGACCTGCTTGGTACATAAACCCTTGAGCCTCTGGCATATCGGCAGGGACATCATCAGCATGAACTTCCTTTACTCCCCCCGGTTGTTTATAAAAACTCCACTTAAATTTTCCGCTAGGCTTTTCTTTTTCTGCCATATGGTAGATGTAATGGTCATCATCTGGGGGGTTGGTGTCCATAATGATACCACGCCACGTTGGCCCACCGTCTGATTTTGTTGGATAGCGACCAACACGATGCGATAAACCATCAATCACCGCCTTGGGCAACTCTTTTGCTTCGTTAACAAAAGCCCCGGTGAGTTCCAGAGACAACAGTTTCCGTACATCTTTTGGTTGATCAAGGGCAAGAAACATAACCTCCATATCAATACCTGCTGCTCCTTCTTTTGAGGGAAGACGAATATGATGCTTGATTGGTGGCGCATGATGAACATTACCCCAGACATCTTCCGGGAATAACTCAAGCCAGGTCTTGAGAGTAGTGGTCTTCAGCATAGGATAGGAGTTTCTGACAACAGCAAAGCGTGAATACTTGATGCCATCCCTCGGACTGGGTTTCTGCATAACGGCTCTTCGAAACAACTCCGCACAACACGCATAAGATTTCCCAGAACCTACAGGGCCCATAATGGACTTGATAAAACTATCATCATTGAGAAACTTCCATAGAACCGGGGAGCGAGAAAAGTCTAGGTTCATTCCTCCATCGGGCGTGATTTTCTTTTCTTCCATCGAAACTTCTCCTTTCTGATATATGCCTTTAGTTTCTTAACAAGCTCTGGACGGAGATACCGTATCTGATACATCCTCTCATCCGGCTTGATAGGTTTGAGAGCAAACCGTTTGGCAAACTCCTCATCCTCATTCATCCTTCGGACCTACCATCTTTACTTCAACAACGGCTGGCTTATCGCTCGTTTTGTCTTGGTCAAGCAACCCGGAAGCCCTTGCCAATGTCCTCAGAACACTCACCTTGTCAATCATCTCAATATCTATGGCATTCTTTCCATCCGCAGTTGGAACAATCCTTATCTTCTTGATTGCCGTAAGAACACTATCCGGGATAGATGCACTTGACTTAACCTTGATATTTCCCTCTTCATCCCAAGACAATACGTCTGATATCTTAGCAGTAGAAAGATTGATGAGTTCTTGAGCCAACTTATCCCGGTTGTCAAAGATAACATCCGACCCACCAACCTTTCTCTTTACTGACCGAACAGACCCTAGCTCCTTGAGATTAGGAAACTGTATCCTTGGTCTAGACTTTTTCTTCACAACTCAACTCCATAATACTGTTGATCAATGGCTCAACATCTACCATCCACTCCATAGCCTTCTTCTTTGTAGAGAATGATGCCTGTGTGTTGATGTATGCCCAACTATCCACCGTATCTTTTTCTGACCGCATATTGACAAGACCCTTCTTCATCCATCCAGCTTTCTGCTTAAAGGCATTCTTACAATTCTCACTGCAAAAAACCTTGTTACTTCGTGTCTGCTCAAAGTAATGGCTACAACCTTTACGACTACCATAATGCATGAAAAACCGACAGGCTCTGGTCTTGTTTAAGGTGCTGTTCACTGCTACAGATACCCACCACCGGTCATCCTTTTCCTCTAGGTCAAATTGGAATTTCGTCATCTAATATTTCCTCAGTAGCTCTGTTAAACGCATCAGCATTACTCTTTGGCTTTTGCTCGAATAACGATAACCATACTTCGCCATTCTCATTCTGTAAGGGGAGGGCATTCAGCTTGATACCACTTATCTTGCCGTCATCTCCTTCAAAGGCTACGCCAACATTTGTCCATCGTTTCTTGTCTTGACCGACAACTTTGCGACCAGACACAACATCATAATATTTCATTATTAACTCCATCGTTTTGTGAAAAATATTTTTGTGAGACACCCGCACATAGGCTGACACCCCACCCCCCATAGGTGTTACTTTTTTTTTGTTGACCCCATCGACACCTTTTTTTTACAGCGTCAAACATAAATATTATACATTCTAGAGGGTCATCTAGATTGTGTAACGCTTGTAAATCTTGAACGATTAACTGTCCGTTTGATAATGTCTTTAACACTTTCCTTCTCCTTTTTATTAAAGAACTTGTCATAGTATGCTAGTGAGAAAGGTGGACGCTTACCATTCTCTTTGAAATGATTTAGTGAAGTTAAGAATGTCTCAAGCAGTACGTTCTTGTCGTGTCCTTGCCCCAGATACTTCTCTACTATTGCTATCTGTCTTTCATCGTTTCTCCATCCAAGCATTGCTCCTAGCCTTTCTTCTCTCTCTTTGGAGTAAACTGTACATATCTGCCTAGCAATATTTCTAAAGTCTTTATTACTACTATTACTACTATAGTTATGGTCAACTTGGGAGTTTACTTTTTTGCCCTCATAGTCAACCTGCAGGTTTACTTTTCTATCTACATAGTCAACTTGGGGGTTGACTTTACTAACCTCTTCTAGCGTCTCTTTTACGTCCTGTTCAGCCACAAAGTCTGGCTTGTTATGGGCGATAATATCCTCATCAGTAGCTTTGGGGTCGTACAATATTCGCCACGTTGCACCCTTTCTTCCCTTCTTTCTGAGAGGGTTTTCCTTGTAGATCTTCTTGATGTAGCCACACTTCTCAAGCAGTCTCATCTGTCGGCTAACTGCTTGCTTGGTAATACCAAGTCTATTGGCGATGGTAAGCTGGTTAGTAAACACAATCCCGGAGTGCTGATTGGCGTGGCAGCAAATTGTACCAAGTACTCTGATTGTACCGTTCTGCACTCTGGCATCGGCAAAAACCCGGCTAGGAAGTACTCC